CACCATCACTGGGTCAAAACAGGTGAGTATATCACACCCTCCGACGATAGATTTTCTCGCGTAATAGATTCTTGGCGTGGTGTGCGTCCTGTTATACATTATTCGGTATCACGTGAAGATTATTTTGTAGATTTTGATGTAAACAAAAAACCTACAATGGACACTTTATTGCTAGAGGGTTACAAAAAACAGAAACTAAGAGCTCATTCTGATTACATGTGGAATAATGCAGTAAATGATTGGGCACTGACATTTTGGCACTTTGCAGATATTATGGTAGAAAGCAAAGCAAAAAATCTAGCGAGTGGAAAATTACATGAATACTACAAAGAAAATTTACAACTATTTTAAAGAAAGCTATCAAAATAGTAAGGTAGCTTTTTACTGTGAAGTTGGTGAAACTATTTTACTTGTTACAGGCAGTGCAGTATTGAGCTTTACAATATTAGATCCTGCTACTAAAATCTTTGTACCTCTTTACTTGGTAGGAAGTGTATTAGCAATGATAAGTACATACATACGTAGGAGTAGTGCTATACTTCTCGTTACATGGTTTGCAGTCATGAACACATGGGCATTTATTCAGCTGTTTATGATTTAAAGGAGGAAGATATGATTAAAAAATGGATAGAAGAAAGAAAGCACGAAAGAACATCCTGGGATGGTGCAGTTTTAATTATTTTAGGACTTCTTGTGTTATTCCTTTCACCATTAGCTAAAATAGCTGCAGGAATAGCTATTGCATATGGTGCTTGGACTATTTGGAAAAAAGACTAAAGTTTACTAATATCTAAATCACTACTAGCGGGCATATCCCATATCTTTTTACGGGTTATGCCCATTTTTTGTGCAAATTTTTTGCTGTCGCACTCTTCACATACATGAAATACATTGTTGTTTATCCTGTTAGGATCCATAGACCCTCTTGGTCTTTGAAATATCTTATCACAATTATCACAACGTAGCAACACCACAGTCTTGTTCCTAAAGTAAGTGTGCTTTTTACCACTTTTACTACAGCGTTCATGCCTAGTTTTCTCTATATATTCTCTAATGAACATAATTATATTTACATTAAGATTATAAAATTAATGTATAAATACATAAGATAAGGGGAAAATATGTCCATTTGTACACTTACCGACGCCGCAAAAAAACAAATAGAAACAATTTGTGAAGAAAATCAAGTATATGCTGTCACGCTAAACCTAAAAGGTGGTGGATGTGCTGGATTTGAGTACGAATGGGGTACATACAAAACTCCAGAAGAATTATTAGATGACGATGAAATTATCAAAACTGATAACGGATACACGTTTGTTATTGGTAGTGCAAGTATGATGTTTCTTTTCGGAACTGTAATAGATTACAAAAAAGACATAATTGGGTCAATGTTTGACATACAAAATCCTAATGCTAAAAGCAGTTGTGGGTGTGGCGTTAGCGTAAATTTTGATATGGACAAACTTAGTATGCCTGCATAACGGAGCAATAGAAAAATGGCAAAACAAGATATTAATATTGGTGTTGAGGGTAACGACGGTACTGGTGATAGTATACGTGAATCCTTTAAAAAAGTAAACGAAAACTTTACAGAACTTTATGCTGTATTTGGTGTTGGTGGACAAATTAACTTTACAACACTTAGTGATACACCAGATACACTTACTCCAAACACAGTACCATTAGTCAATTCATCAGGTACACAGTTAGGATTAGCTGAATTAGGCTCCAACAGCGATTTACCTATATCAGATGATTTGTATAGCACAGTCGACACAATTACTTTTAGGTATAATGTAGCAGGAAAACTTGTCATAAGTTCATCTTTCACACAGGTTTCAGATGATACTTCACCAACAATTGGTGGTCCAGTAAACGTCGCTAATTTTGGTGTGGCGAACGTAGCCATTAGTTCAGAAGCTGCAGATGCAATCAACACAGCACATAACTTAACTGGTGATGCACAAGTGACAGTTGATGATTTGGTTATAAGCAAAGGATATGCTGATCAAAGATATATTACTTCTGGCTTGCCTTTGCGTATTGAAGAAGAACCTACAGGCAAGTTGCACTACACATGGACTATTAATAGATATGTTGATAACACTATCGAAATTTTAAATCATTATACGGCAGATCAAGTATTACAAACATCAGGACATGGATTGGATAGCGGATCAAACGGATCAGCTATTAAGTTTAATGCAGAAGATACTGATCCTACAGGACTAGTGAGCAACACTGTATACTATATTAGGGTGGTTAATGCTAATAGATTAATGCTTTTCTCTGAAGCTAACAAAGCATTTGCAACTTCAGACAGTGACACTGATGCCAATGACAACAAAATTAATGTAGCAGGCACAATCGATGCTGATGATACTCACACTATCACAGAAGCGGCTTTGGATAATAATTTATCAGGAAATTTTTTAGATGACGTAGGTATGCCAAGACAGAGTATAACACGTAGACAAGGTGATACTATGACTGGGCCTTTATATCTATCTGATCATCCTGGTGAATTAGCAGGTCAAGGTGCACCAAATGGTGATGAAGATTTACAAGCAGCAACAAAATTTTATGTAGACAATACTGCATACAGTTCCCCAGAAGTATTACACGTAAGCACCCAAGGTGATGACACTATGGCAGGAGTGCCTCCGGGGAGAGAAGGTACTTCTTTTACATATGCATTTAAAACAATCAATGCGGCTGCAAGAAGAGCAGACGTTTTAGTCAGATCCTCTTCAGCAATGCCTGGTACTTACATGCAAACACTCACACATACATCTGGACAGAGTGAATCAAGAGTAATGAATGCAGATGTTGATGTACCTGTGTTTGCACAGGCTAGAAATCTAACTGAGAAAAATAGAAAATTTGTTATTGCAGAGGTAACAGGATTTTTAGCATATACGTATCCAAATTTTATCTACAATATAGATCTATGTGAAAGAGACGTAGGCTTACTTGTAGACGCACTTGCTATTGATATTAATAGAGGACAAAGTGCTAACTTTTTAACTAGACAAGCGGCTGAAAAATATTATTCTTCTGTAAGTGGTAGAATTGCAATTACATCACAACTTACAGAAACACTTGCAAGTATAAACTTTGCCCAAGAACTGCACAGTGCTTTACTGCAAAACAACATGTACCAAGCACAGACAATTGATGATATTACAAGAGCAACTCCAGGTAGAGTTACAACAACAGGTAACCATGGCTGGAGTGATAGAAACATTGTATTGTTTAGAAACATAGGTGGTATGACTGAAATAGAGGGTAAAAAACTCTATATCAAAAAAGTATCAGATGATACATTTGAACTTTATGAAGATACTGCTTTTGAAATACCTTTTGATACTAGTGCATTTACAGGTTATACATCAGGAGGACAAGTTGGTTTAAGATTTCAAATAGAAGAAGATCAATTCTTTGATGACGGTCTTGTTCCTATTGACAATGCAACACAGACTTCACCAGTGCGAATTACAACCACACAAAGTCATGCTGTATCAACAGACGATCAGATCACAATCACTACTGTCGCAGGTATGACTGAACTAAACGGAAACACTTATTTTGCCAGACGTATAGATGCAAGCACCTTAGACTTATATACAGGTCTTCCTAGTGCAAAAGATATTAGCGGAATGACAAATGCAAATCCTGTAGTTGTAACAACCACAACAAGTCATGGACTTAGCAATGGAACAAAAATTGCAATTACAGATGTAAGCGGTTTTGGCGATCCAGGACAACCGCATCCTGTAAATTCAAAACCTTTTTATGTTAACAATGTTACTGCAAATACCTTTGAATTATTTACAGATTCAGGCTTAACAACATCATTAGATGGAACAGGATTTGACGCATATGGTAGTGGTGGTGCTGTGACTGTTAACGCTGTTGACGGCACAGGTTTTAATGCATATACAAGTGCTGGACAAATCAGTAAAGAAACAGATGCAGCCAGCAATGCTCAATCAGGTATAAATGCAAACTGGAATACCATTAAGACTATTATACAAAATGGGATTGATGCAGGAGATGATATAGCATACGGTAGTACATATAAAATTGTTGTAACCAACGGTGCGGCAAATTACACTGATCAAACTAATCCTGCAAATTCAGATGCACTGCCTGGAAAAGTTATCAGAGGAAAAAGATCAGAGGCTATTGGTAGGATTGTCAAAGTTACAAATGACGTAAGTGCAGAATCAGGTACTGATCCTGTAACAGGTGCAACAGAACCTAATCCAACAGTATTTCAAGTACACTTGTTATCAGCAAAAGACTTTGAAGCTGAAGAACCTTTAGAATATGGTAACTTTAATAAAGAAAAGCAAGTTACTATTAGAGTTGAAACTGGAATCTATGAAGAAGATTATCCAATTAAATTAGGTTCAAACGTTTCACTTAAAGGCGATGAATTTAGAAGAGTTATAATCAAACCCAAAACAGAAACCGATTCAAAACAACCTAGAGTTTCACAAAGTAAATGGGCTCAACAATATTTCTATAGAGATAACGAGTTTGATGGACTTACACTTGCAAGAGGTGGTACTCCGTTTATTAACCAAGAAGGGAATGAACAGGGGAAATTTGGTTACCATTACTTATACGATCCAAACAAGCCTATTAACACAGGTGCTGTGATTACTAACGCAGGAAGTTTTACTACTGCCGCGGCAATTATAAAAGAAAACAAAGACTATATTATCCAAGAAACAATAAAATATATCAGTGATAGGTTTCCTGCTCTTGTTTACAGCGAGGCAAAGTGTAGAAGAGATACAGGATTGATTATTGACGGTATTGTTCATGATTTGATAAACGGTGGTGAAGAAAAAACTCTAGAGAATCAAGGATCATATCATGAATTAGGATATACAGATTATCTTACACAACTAGGTGATTCCACACAGGAAATAGCAACAGAATCAGCTATTGGTAATATTTCAACTCTGTGTGCAAGTTTACTTGCAGGCACAGCACCTACATTTACTGTTGCCACAGCTACATTTACACCTGTTGCAGGGACAACATATGATCCGGTGTCAGGAATATTGATAGCAGAAATAGGATCACACACTTTAACTACAAATGATTATGTAGAAATACAGCCTAACAGTATTACATTTACATGTGCTTCAGATGGAAACACAACTCCATATAGCTATCCAAGAGCAAGCGGCACTGGCGTCAACGCTGGTGTTGCTGATCCTGCGTATCAAACAAAGTTACAAATCCAAGCTATCACAGCCACAACAATCACATTAAATGTTGGTACGTCTAGTGAAACATCAGCACATACTTTTGTAAGTGCAACAAGTGGAGCAATCCAATTAAATGAATATACAGCAGGTAGTGCAGAGGTATTAGCAGTTGAACAACCAGATATCACTTTAGGATCTGGTGAGGCAGGCACAGTGTCTTTGGTTGGACAGTTTATAGATAAAATTAATTTTGTATTTAATATTGAATACAATCCTCCATTACGTAACGACCAATTAGATATTTTCTTAATGGGTGATCAAACCATTGTAAGAAATGTTACATGTAGAGGACACGGGGGATTCATGTGTGTGCTTGATCCTGAAGGACAAGTTCTTATTAAATCTCCTTACATACAAACAGCATCTAGTTTTAGTAAAAGTATCAATAAGAAAACTTTTGCAGGAGGAATGTATGTTGACGCTTATGTTGGTAACTTGCCTACAAGAATTTTAAGTAAAACAAACAACTTTGAAATTCAAGTACAGAGTGCCGTCGGCGAAGGTTTGAGGCTAAGAGAACCTCAACTTCCTTGTCCGTTTTATGTTGACGGAAGACGTATGCAGGTTAATGCTATTGCAGGATACGACAGTGCATTAGGTACAGCAACATTATTTTTAGATGCAAACTCAAATAGTGGTGCAGGTTATGATGAGACACAGTTTGACAACCCTGTTGTTGCAAGAGATATTTTCCTACAAACAGCTGGTAACAGATCTATTCTTGCTAACGACTTTACGCAGATTAACGACTTAGGATACGGACTAGTTGTTAACAATGCGGCATTCTCAGAGCAAGTTTCAACATTTACATATTATTGTCATACAGCTATGTATGCAAACAACGGTTCAGAGATTAGAGGACTAAACTGTTCTAATGGCTATGGTAATTTTGGTTTAGTAGCAGAAGGAGCAGATCCTAACGAAGTTCCTGATCAAATTACACTTAAAAACAACCAGACACAATCTGCCAAAGCAATCACTGATGCTCCGGCTGGATTTTCTAATGCATTTGATGATCCAAGCCTATATGTTTACGACTTGGCTAGGCCTCCTACAACAAGCAGTTTAATTACTATTGACCATCCAACAGCTGGCACACTTAATTATGTAGTAAGTAGCATAACAAACTTGTCAGATGTTGACGGTGACGGTATACAAGGCGAAACAGGCGATGCACTTGCTACAGGTGCAAGAACAGTAGGTGCTCCAACTGTTGTAACAGCAGGCGGAATGACTGCTACCCATACTGATATTGCAACAACAGCAACAAAGACTAATACTATTACAGGAGCAACACAAGCAAATCCTGTTGTAGTAACAATGACCGGTCACAATTTACGTGACGGTGACAAAGTAACTATTGCTAGTGTTGTTGGTATGACTGAACTTAACACTAATACATATTACGTTAAAAAAGTCGATGCTAATGATGTACAACTATACAGTGATTCGTTATTGCGAAATACTGTAGATGGTACAGGTTTTACTGCATACACAAGCGGTGGTACTGGTACAGTGGCAACTGGTTCTGGATTGACAATGAACGTCACTATAGATCACGCAGGTTCACCAGATACAGCAGTATTAGCAATCAATAGACCAGGTACACTTTATCATGCTGATTCTGCTATTACAATTTTAGGAACCGATATAGGTGGTGCAAGTCCAGCAAATGATTTAACTTTTAATTTAACTGCAATATTTGGTTCTGAACCGGGTGTAAAAAGTAACAGAATTTACAAACTGGACCTTGTTGCTGACACAGTGAAAGCAGATGATTTCTTTGGCACATTAAGAGAGAATGTTGCTGATGGATTAATTATAGAATACAAAGACAATTTTAACCATATATTATCACAAGCAAATGATCCTTCTAAATTAGAAACAAGACCTAGCACAGCTATCAACTTTGATGAAAGTGACAATGTAACTTATAGAAGTACATCTTTCAGCCAAGCTGACAGCTTTAGTCAATCATTGTTGTCAGATGAAGTTCTTACTACATTTGAAGTAGGATTTGATTTTGTTGATATGCAGGTTGCTACTTCGTATTTGTCAGGTGGTTTTGGAAGTGCAGCTGGAGATACAAGACTAGCTATCCAAACTCTAGATGCAGGTGGCACAAGCAACTTTACAGATGCGTTACGTGTAGCAAGAGACGGTACTGCTCAAACAGTGAGAACTCCGCCTGCTAGTTTAAATTATCCTAATGCATATTCATTAGTTTCAAGAAACATCAGGTACATTCAGGAAGAAACTATTGCTTGGATTAATGCACAGATCTCCGGTGGCTTAGGTATATGGAGTGGCTTTACTTATAATGAAGATAAATGTAGAAGAGACTTAGGTTATATAGTTTTTGGTGTTGCTAAAGACCTGTTATTCGACGGTAATGCCAGTACAGTGACAAATGCAAAAAGATATTATGCAGGTGCTGTTGGAGGACAAGAAGCACAAACTGTAGCCGCAATAGATCAAGCAAAATTAATTTTAACAGATGTCATTAACCAAAGTGCATACGCAACTATCAATACTGTTGGTGTAGAACAAGACCTGTCAGGAAGTGCTGCCGAAGGTGGAGCAGCAACAGACGGTGGTGCTTTAATGGACATTGTTGCAGATGCTATTGAAGTTGGATTAACTACTGTGCCTACTGCAACTGGTTACTCAGGCGGTATGATATTCTTATGGAATGGTAAGACACATCAAGTAAGAGATTACAATGCTGTATCTATTATTACTACCACTGGTAACATTACAGTTAATGCAGGGGAAACAATTACACAGGCAACAAGTGGTGCTACAGGTGTGGTGCTTAGAAATGTATCTACAAACAACAGTATAGAAATCACAGATGTGACAGGTGTGTTTGACACAACAAATACTCTAAGTGGTTCTACATCAGGTGCATTAGGTGCCAACAGTGTTCCTTCAAGCATAAGTTTGAATACATATGGTGTCATTGACTTTATTGATTATGAAACTGAGAACATTAATAGAAGTTATCAAACTGTTGGTTTAAACAGTGCAGTACCAGCTGCAGATAGACAATTACAAGCCGCATTACAAAGAGCTACAACTGGTGAAATCACAGTTGCTATTTCACTATTGAGAGCAACAGGGCACGACTTTACACAGATTGGAACAGGTGGGTATAACGATAGTAACTATCCAAATGTTATTTTAGGTGATCCTGTAAACAGTCTTGCAACCAATTACACAGATGCTGATACAGCTCAATCTGCACAAATTTGGGAAAGAAGAAAAGGTAGAGTATTCTTTGTAACAACAGACCAAGATGGATTCTTCCGCGTTGGTAAATTCTTTAGTGTGGATCAATCAACTGGTGATATTACTTTTGCAGGTGAGATTGGACTATCAAATGCTAACAGCTTAGGATTCAAAAAAGGTGTTACTATTAACGAATTCAGTGCTGATGATAGTTTTGCAGACGACAGTGCTTCGGCAGTCGCAACAGAAAAAGCAACAGCAAGTTACATAAACAGGGTATTAGGTTACAACGTAAGAACCAACACACAAATTGATAATATTACAGGTAATAGAATAGGCCCAGGCTTCCTACCGTTGAATCCAGGTTCAACAGATATGGAAGGTGACCTAAACATGGGGTCAAATAAGATCCAAAACCTAGGCCTACCAGCAAGTGGTACCGATGCTACCAATAAAAATTATGTAGATGACAACGTTGAATCTTACAATGCAATTAAATTGATGAGAGATTTCAATGAATTCAGTCCTGCAGAAAATGAATTTATTGTAGCAAGTGGTAATAAAATTATTTACACAGAAAACGAAACCCTAGGAACATTTGCCTTTGGTGACGTCATAACAGGATCAGTATCCGGAGCAACAGGCACTATCAAAGGATATGAAGCAGTTACAGATGAACAGCTAGGATCAGTGAGAAAAATTACTTTTGAACCTGGAGTAGGCAGTGCAGATTTTGTTTCAACTGATGTAGTTACAGCAACAGGGAAGTCGGCAAATATTAAAACAACAACTTCAAACCCAAATGTTGGTGTAGGATATTCTGAATATGTTAATGCCGCACAAGCCGCAAGCGGTAATGATGTTGAACTAACAGTTACAAGTTCAAATGGTAGTAGAGAATACAGCTTAAATTACAAACCAGGTACACTTGTGAACGCAGATGTTAACAGTGGGGCCGAAATTGCACAAAGTAAATTGGATATGCAAACTGCTGGTACAAGAGCGAATGCTACAGGTATTTCGCAAGCAGATTTAGGACTGGCTACATTTAAAGATACTGAATTTACAGAAACAAGTGGTTTTGTAGAACTGCAAACAAGCACAAACACAACTACAGGTATTGATCCAGGAAAACTTCAACACATAGGTACAGACAGAGTGTTAGGTAGAAGTGATGCAGGCGATGGTGCTGTAAGTGCTATTACTTTTGATACTGTGTTGGACCAAGGTGGCGCATTACGCGACAGTGAATTTGGAGCGTTTGGAAATAGTGGCGATGAAGTTCTTATAAGAACTGCTGCTAATACATATAGCACTACTGAAGTTACTACAGGTAATGAAGCTAACAGAATAGTAAAAACACAAAGTGATGGTTCAATACGTGTCAACAGTTTGAGACTAGGTGGTACTAACACATACGAAGTTATGAGTTTAAGCAGTACAACACTGCAATTAAAAACACCTGGACAAGCTACAATACTTGAAGCAGCAGGAACAAGCACAGGTTCACTTGTAGTTGACTTGAAAGGTAATTTAGATGTTGGCGAGACTGGAATTACAACTACAAGTAATTTCCAATCAGCAGCATCAACATATGCAAGTGAAGGATTCTTAGCAACAGATTGGATTTACACAAAATTTATAGAAGCTAACGATGAAAGAGATGCTAACAGTACAGGTATAAGTTTAGGAGCTAACACAGGATTTGGTGATGCCGCTGCTGATACAATCCTACTTATTACAGGCGGTGCTGTAAGGTTAAAAACAAATAGCACAGCTACAGAAATAACAGGTAATTTAGTTCCAGAAGCAAACAATACAAGAAACTTAGGTGGAAGCAGTCTTAAATGGAATACTGTTTATGCATCAACATTTAGTGGTACAGCTACTTCAGCACAATACGCTGACTTGGCAGAAAACTACGTAGCAGATCAAGCATACGAAGTAGGAACAGTTTTGGTATTAGGTGGTGAAAAAGAATTAACAACCACCATGTACAAAGGTGACAGAGCAGTTGCTGGTGTTGTTTCAGAAAATCCAGCACACTTGATGAACAGTGATTTAATAGGAGACACAGTTGTTGCTCTAGCATTGCAAGGTAGAGTTCCTTGTAAGGTGCTAGGCAAAGTAAACAAAGGTGATTTAATTGTTACAAGTGCAATACCAGGATACGGTATAGTTGACAACAATCCAGTTGTAGGCACAGTGATAGGTAAAGCAATAGGAATAAAAGAAGATGATGGTAAAGGCATTGTCGAAGTGCTAGTAGGGAGAGTGTAATGGCTAAACAATTAGTAAACGTTGGTACTAGTGTTAACAAAGGCGATGGTGATCCGTTACGTACTGCCTTTCAAAAAATAAATGATAACTTTAATGAATTATATGCTTCAACCAGTTTAGATTTAGATAGCATTGGTTCTAATATGATTCCAACAAGCGATGGAGGATTTGCATTAGGATCAGCGACTAAACAATGGAGTGATTTATACGTAAGAGATTTCATTTACATTGGCGGAACTAGACTACAGTCAGATGCACAAGGTAACATCACAGTAGATGGTGGAAGTTTACAGATTAAAGATGTGCAAGGTGATATTTTTGCAGATGACAGTACAAAGGTATTTGATAGTGCTACACAAACATTTACAGGAAAGTTTGAAGGTGAATTTAACGGCACTATTGCTGCAGATGATTCTACTGTACTAATAGACGGTGTAGCAGGCACTATTAATGCAAGTGCTTTGACAGGTGCGTTGCCTGCAATTGATGGTAGTGCATTGACAGGAGTTAGTGCAAGCAGTATAGCTTTTTCAAATGTAACAAGCACACCAACAACTATTGCAGGTTATGGTATTGCTGATGCTTACACAAAAACAGAAGTTGACAACGCTATTTCAAGTTCAGTATTACCAGCAGGATCAACACAATCAATAGACGTTGTAGCACAAGACTCAACTGTATTAGTAGACAGTGTGAATGGCACACTAAACGCTACAACACTTACAGGTGCTCTACCCGCAATAGATGGTAGTTCATTAACAGGTGTTACAACAGCATTTTCAAACATTACAAGTACACCAACTACACTTGCAGGTTATGGAATTACAGATGCGTATACAAAAGCAGAAGTAGATAGTTCAATTGCTGATGTTACAGCAGGACATTTTGATTTTAATATCACAGGTGATGACTCAACTGTAAGAACAGTTGCTAAAGGTGATACAATACAGATAGTAGGCGGCACAGGAATTACCACAGCAAGTGATGCAGACGGCAATATTACTATTACAGGATTTGATGGAGCGTTTGCTTCACTTACAAGCAAACCAACTACAATATCAGGTTATGGTATTACAGATGCACTAACAGCCGGTGGTGCTCTAACTGGTAGCAGTTTAGAAGCAGTAGCAGTAGGAGCAGGTGTTGCAGACGGTAATGACTTAACAATCACAGGCGGTGATGCTACTGAACTAAACAGCACGGGTGGTGACACAAACATCACAGGTGGTAGTGGCGCACTAGCATCAGGTAATGTAAACATTGGCGCATCGCAGACAGCATTGGTCACAATTGGTAGTGGTAGTAACAATGTTGACTTTCCAAACGGAACGGCAGTTGACTTTACTGGTGCAACAGTTACAGGATTGCCTGCGGCTTATTCGGATTCAGATGTTGATGCACATCTAAATCAAAGCACAGCATCTACCAATGAAGTATTGAGTTGGGACGGTGCAGACTATGCATGGGTTGCACAAAGCGGCGGTGGTTCAGGACTACAAAGCAGAAGCACAGCAACAGGAACAACTACAAGTTTGGCAGATGCCGCTGAAGCAGACTTGGATATCACAGGATTCAAATCATACGCACTACTTACTATCACAACAGACAGAGCGGCTCGTGTGAGATTGTATGTTAGTGCCGCAACAAGAACAGCAGATGCTTCAAGAGCAGAAGGTGTTGATCCTACTTCAGACGCAGGACTAATAGCAGAAGTTATCACAACAGGTGCTGAAACAGTTATTATAAGCCCAGGTGCTTATGGATTCAACCTAGAAAGTTCCCCAACAACAACTATACCGTGTAGGGTCACAAACAAAAGCGGTGGCACCAGCACTGTACAAGTGGATCTAAACATATTACAACTGGAGGCGTAACATGGAGTTATTCCAAGTCACACTGAAAAAAGGTGAGGACATTGATGCTTTTTATGAGGATATGG